CCTTGATTCGCTTCTGTTCCGCAACTTCGGCCTCGCGTTCGGTCTTCGCCTTCTCGAATGCGGACATCTTTTCTCGCGCTGCTACGTTGGCAGCCTTTTCCGCTTTGTTTACGGCGTACTTTGCTCCTGTTGCGGACTGCACAATCTTTGGAGGAGCCCCTGCCGCTGCCTTTCCAACAGCCTTTCCGCCTCGAACCATTTCGCTCTCGGCCAGAGGGGTTTTAGCGGCTTCTTTACCTCCCTTTAGTAAAAGGATTTGGGTCAGGAGTGAACTCGCGTCATGTGCAAACTTCGGGTAGTCCGGCATTCCACCCAAGAATGGAACATCCACTCCAGGTCCTAAGTTCACGTTGCGAAAACCTGCGTCCTTGCTAGTTTCTTTGGCTGTATTCACAAGTCCTGTAGGTATAGCAACTCCGGGATTAGCTTCAATCATTTCCTTTAAACTCTTGGCTCCCGGATTCGTGTACGGCCTGACGAACATCTTGGCCGCTTGTTCCTTCAGCCCTTTTAGTAAATCCTGTATCGGAGTCATCGTTTCCGGGATACCCGCGCCAGCCGCCGCTCCTAAGGGGATTTCGCGCCCAACCTGAGTTAATGTGCTTTCTTCTTCTGGTGGCTTAGTCTTAGGAATCGCAAGCGATTGGTCTTTAGAAACCATGTACTTATTTTCAAGATAGTGACGAATACGGTCAGGATTATTCGGGATAAGGAATTTCTTCCCGCCCTTCTCGATAACGAGTTTATCGTTCTTTGGCATCTATTGAACTGGCTCCAAATCGTCGTTGTTATCGGTTAGGATGTCGTACAGTTTGGGATTAACTTTCCCTATTCCGCTCAGGTAGTCATCCTTTCGTTTTCCTGCTTGTCCCGCCGCTTCCGCAACAATCTTCCCAATTTCCGCCCTCTGCTCGCTACCGGCTGGACCGAATAGTAAACCGCGTGTTCCTTGAGCGTAAGCCGCCTGTGCCGCCTCCACGATTCCGCGAGTCTTTTCCAGAATTAACTTTTGCTCGGTAGTGGTAAACCGGAACCCACTATCCGGCTTGATGGCTTGGACGTAGGAAAGCATGAGTTCCGCATCTCCGGGACCCGTGGGATTCGCAACATAGGAATTAGCTGACTCCGCAACGTCTTCTAGGTGGTTCCACTGCTTCATCGTCTTTGACGCTTTATCGAAGTCAGTGAATAGTTTTTCGGCGTCTCTCTTCTCGGCAAGTTTGTTCGCCAGCATAAGTCTTCGATTCCAGTTCTTGGTCTGCTCGTCTTCCTTGTATTTCAAGAAGTCCTGATGCGACTTAACCCCAGCCTCTAGGAACGCCTGCATCTTGGGGGTCCACCCCGCATCTTTAGGTGTCAGTGTTTCGTTTCCTACCTGCACGGAGAATGGTGCTCCGCCACCTTGCGGTTGCACGAGTTTCATGTCGGTAGGCTCTGGCTTGAATTTCTCCGCTATCGAACCCAAAACCTGCAATGCCTTGTCCGGTTCTCCGGCGTCCATGTAACCGCGAATCACAGGTTCAACCATCTTGCGCTGTTGTTCCGGTAATGCTTTCAATCCTTCTTCGATTTGATTTCCTATCGGCAGGGCCGTCTTCGCCGGAGGCAAGCCAAATATCGCCCTTATGTCGTTGTCGGAAGCATTGGGAATGAACTTCTTCACCGCAGCAATCTTCTGCTGATACTCCTCTTCTGGAGTCTTCGGTTGGCCTTGTAATCTTTTTAGGCGCTCCTCTGACTCGGCAAGGTTGACCTTGCCTTGGCTCAGGTTTAGCTTGTCGAACAGGTCTTTAAGCTTCGCCTGCTCCGCGTCGAGCTTACCTTGCGCGAGGTCTGAACCAGCCTGACCTACGCCCGTTAAGAGTCCGGTTAGGTTCACGAATTACCGCCTTGAGGGAAGTTAAGAACGTCGCCAGTCAATCCGGGTATTGGAGACGGGCCGCTCTGTGTTGACGGAAGAAATGGCGGAGTACCGCCAGGTGCTCCAGCACTCCCAAAGCCACCCGGAAACTGTTTCATAATCATCTGAAGCAAAGGAGAAAGATTCGCCATGCCTCCACCACCGGAACGAAGCGCGGCGAGTGTAGAAGCAGGAAGCCCTAACTTCTCCAAGATGAGTTGCAAGGCTGTGTTCTGGTTCTGTTGCTCGAATGGAGCCAATGCCTGCCCTTCGGTCGCAGCGAAGATTCCCGGAGCTTCCGCCAACCCTCTTGATGCCATGTCGCCTTGTACCTGATTGTTGACCGTGTTGACGAGATTGCGGTCGAGCGGTTGCGTGGCCTTTGACACCATCGTTCCAAGCTGTTCAGGGGACAGATGCGCGTTATGGGCGGCTTCTGAAGCAACTCCGCCTTGCTGGATGGAGTTTAGGATATTCCCTATCAAACCGGCTCCACCAGCTCCAGCGGTGATGAGTGGCAGTAAACCTGTGATTGCTTCCGGCATCTTTCCTCCTACCCGAATGTCGTGTTCGTTAATCCGCCAGTACCACCCGGAGTTCCCGGAGCCGTGTTATTTCCCGCCGACACTGTTCCGCCAGAGTTCCCAGTCGTCAGTTTCGTAATCAAATCCTGTTGCGATGAGCCAATACCCGGACTTCCTGCCTGCCCCGAAAGAAGCGCTGCGAGTTGCGCCCAAGCATCGGGAGAAAGGGAACCGCCTGTTGCTGCCTGAATGTTTGGCGTCTGCTGAGACAGTGCCGCAATCTGATTCTGCTTCGTCTTGTCTGCCGAGGCTGTCGTGTCGGCCAGTGTTGGAGCCTTTGGCGAACCGGGCTGATTTGCAAGGGATTCTCCTAATCCGATTCCTGTACCCGCCAGTCCTAAGACAACAGGAAGGAGTGCGAGAAGTGGCGGCATCAGAACCTCCCCACGCAGAAGAACATTGGTTGGGGTAACTGGATTCCACCGCCCGCCATGATGATGTCGTACAGTTTCTTTTCGACACCCGTTTCGGGACTAAGCCACGTCACGTATCCCTCAAATCCTCTTTTCTTGATTTCGCTTATCGCGTTCACAAGAAGGATTCGCACATCCATTGGTTCGGCATCATCGGTCGAAGCAAGGCGAAGAAGGATGGCGACGATGTGTGCGGGAGCCGCAACCAGAATAGCGACTATTTTCCCTTGTCGTTCGGCCAACCAAATCCACTCAGGCTGATTTCCCTTCTCGAAGCCAGCGGCAAGAGGGGAAGGTAACTCTTCGCCTTTCACGAAATTGCGTATCTTCAGCACTAAGACACCCTTTGAGCGGCCCCAACGGGCTTCTCTGAAATATGGAACGAGAACCTATCAAGTTCCAACTGTCCCGACCCTGATATTACAGCAGAAAAGCGTAATCCGTCGTACATGAACGAAGCGAACACTTCCCAGTCACCTTGAACGGGTATGGGGTAGCTCTTGGGAGGCTTCTGAACGCCGTTTACGATGGGCGTCACGGTGATTGGACCGGCAGCAGAAGTTGAAATGCCTCGAATCGCCACTCTTCGGCAGTTTAGTTTTGTGTCTGCAGACTGCGCTACCGCTTCCGGCAGTTTCACGCTGAAATTCACGACGGAAGGCACCCTTGCACCTGTTCCGCCCGTATCCCACATCTGGTCGCCAGCCTCCCAGCGTGAAAGCAACCCATCCGAGAACCCTCCCAAGATAGTTACAGGGTTCGCGCTAACTGTCCTGAACTGTGCCGCGCTCGAAATAGCAAAAGGTAACTGAACCATTGCTGTCCACGCCTTGAGCACCAGGTCGTAACACGCAATCTGTGTGAGTTGCCCTCCAGAATTTCCTACCGGCATAGCAGCACAATACATCGGCGGATTCGCTGTTTGAAATCCCCACATGAGGGATTGCGCGGAAGCGTCCAAAACCACAATATCCTGTTCCTGAAAATCGTTTGTCGGGAAGAGGAATGGCCGAATATCCTCGCTAATAATTTTGTCCTCTACTCCATCGAATACTGCAAATCCAAGATGCGAAAAGCGAGTGATTCCGTATCCTGGAACGAACTGAAGCGTTCTTGGAGCTAGACATCCCATATCGCTCTTGATTCTCTGAATCGTAAGGTTCACTGACCCGAAGACTCCGACAACCTGATAACCTGAATAGTTCTTAAAAACGACTAAAGAACCTTCTGGAGGGATACCTTGCGCTGTGATCGTGAACGAAGCGAGTCCCATTCCTTCCGTTCCATCGTCTTTATCGAGAAATGCTTGGTTGATGGGATTCCAGGAGTTCGGGTTGTTCACATCGCTCATTCTCAGCGAGCATGGCCCATCAATTCCTGTCGAAGTGTTGGTTGGAGAGGTATTTAACATCCATAGCGAGCCAGCATATACGGTCACATGACCACACCCGGGGGGTGGAGGTGCGGCAGTATTCGTTAAACCGGCTTCCTGCCAGATAATCGAGCCATCTGAAACCTGAGCGCCAGTAGTTGTCGGAAAAGTAGGCTGGGAGCCTCCTGAAACGCCACCTTGAATCGCTTTGTAGAAGTGGTTATTCGCAACAGTCGGCGTGACGATGGAGTTAGTCGAATAGGCTACCGCTGTCGTCCAAGTGGGGAATCCGGGAACGAATGTGGACACAATAGGAACTGAGGTTGTGGTCGAAGTGCCACCGGATGAGGCCGCTTGTCCAATAGCTGCAAGATTTCTGACCTTGAAAACGGTGGAGGAAACAATGGAGATGGTTGGAAACGCTCCATTGTAGAGAGCATTAGTAATACCCGAGAGTAGAACATTCGCACCTACCTGTGTCGGTGACGTTAATAGCCCGTGACCGTCTGGAACCGTTACCGTCACCACGCCAAACGCATCCACTGTTACCGAACTTATTTCTTCGACAGTAGCCGGATTTGTCGGTGTTCCGGTCGCATCGGAAAACAACTGCGGTGGAAAGCCATTCCCGAGCGCCATCGCTACGCGATTCGTGAACTGTACCATTTGAGGAATGAAGGAAAGTGTTCCTGCCACACCGCCAGAAACCGTTGTTCCTCCTGTCGCTCCACCTCCTCCAGTGCCCCCGCCCCCGCCAGAACCACCGCCACCTCCACCATCGGGAATAATGGGACGCAAATCAGCGGGATAAAGAGCCACGATATTCGAGTTATTGTAAGCAACTGGAAGCGGTGCCGGAGAGCCAACAATTAATGGCATCTGAAAAAGAGCACATTGCTGTGTCGTGTCTACTATAGGCGGAGGGCCTGAACTGATGACTACCCCTCCTCCGCTGATGGTTCCAATAGGAAGTGCCACAACGGAGGGAGCATTGGTGGTGGCTCGAAAAGTTATGTTGGATGTCACCGCGAGCACCGTATAAGGCGCGTTGAAATTAGCGTTTGTGACGCCAGCAGCGGATATGGTGTTCCCAGCGGTAAGATTATGAGGACTCAGAGTAAAGAAATTAACTACTATCAGGCCTCCAACGACAAGGCTGGTTTTTTCTACTCCATTGGAGGCAGCCGGAACTATTGGTGTCGTGGCGGAACTAGCGGCCCCTGAGTCCACATAACTTACGGTCAGATTCCCGAATGGTACTTGAGGAACCGGCAACCCTGCACCGGATAGGATTGTCTCTCCTCCAGATGCGGTTCCTCTGTATACGTTGTAGCCTTGCGCGTTCGGAACGAAGTTCCACGTCAGAGTAACTTTTCCACTTGCACCAACCGTCGCACTCACTTCATTTGAAATGTTCGTCTCGCCATTCGCTCCGTCAAGCGCCGTCACAACATAGAAGTACGTTCCTGCTGCGAGTGTTCCTCCGCTACCAGCCGATGCAGTAAGATTCTGCGGAGCACCAAGCGGAATATCCAAAGCCTTCATCAGCGCAAGGTAGTAGCTCGACGCTCCGGTAGGCTGAAATAGAAATGGTTCCATAACCTTGCCGCGTCCCGACTGAATTGCTCCATTGAACGCATGAACGAGTTGCGAACCGTCGCAGGTATCAAGAGCGCCGCGCTTATTCAAGAGAAGATTCGCACCACGCGGAAAAGTTCCTTTCGGCTGGGTGTAAATATCAGTTTCAGCCGCAAGGCCTTTGAGCATCGGCGCAACGGGGATGGCTTTGTATTCCACTATGGCACCACCCATCCGCCGCCGAGATTGGGCAGAACTTCGAGTCCCGAGGTTTGATCGCCAATCTGCCGAGGGCCAACCACTACGCGATTCTGCCTTAGCCAATCACTAAAATTCTTTTTGCAGGACTCGTTAAGTTTCGAGTAGTCGCCTACGTTCTGTTCCGCCAGCTTCATTCTCGACAATCCGTACTCGAATAGAATTGTTTCCCAACCGACAGGAACAGGAACAGTTTGCAAGGAACTTCCCGGCTGGAAGTTGGGCGCATAATCTCGCCAGCCACTCCAGAATAGATTCAACTCCTGCACGAAACTGCCTGCTGGCTGGAGCGCTGCCATCGTTCCACTGAGCGCCCGTTGCAGGTTTGAGAGGACGTTTCCGGGAATCCCCGAGTACGAGACAATCTCCGTACCAATCTTGGCGAATCCGTTCGTAAGCAGAAAATTCGCCGTGGATGTAAGGCTAGCCGTAAGCTGGCCGATAAACAGAGGAGCCGAAAGCGTCGTCAGTGCCGCCGAACGTGCAGGTTGTGGCCACAGTTCAAACATCATCTGGTTATTGAATGTCGAGATAGACACAGAAGAAAGAACCGAGGCGGTAATAGCGTTCCTTCGGAAGTAATTTCCGTTGTCGTCCATTGAGAGCGGATAACCGTCGTACCACATGGACGAAATCTTCTTCCATGTTCCAGGTACGATGTATTGCGGAGCGCCAACTACTGAGCCGACTCCGGAATAATCGAGCAAGCCGCCACAAACAAGCGAACCCAGTTTTAGGGCATCGTTAATCCACCGGAACATGGTGTAGGCCGAAACAGCATCGCCATCGGTGTCAGGAAGATAGGCGCTGTTGCGCGATGGCGGAGTACCCGCAAAATTGGGAGATATACTGAGTACCCGAATCGTTCCCGTGTTGTCGGTAATCGGAATCCAGAAATTCTCTCCACCTATTACCGTACCGATATAGAGTTTGGTCGTTCCCGTACTTCCGGGAGAAGGCGTATAGGTAAACTGAAAAGCGTTCTGGCCTCCGCCGAGTGGTACTGTCAATTCGTTGGAAGCAAGCGTCTCGCCCCACGGATTTATAGTTGTGAGCACAAAAAAATAAGTTCCCGGTAGGATAGAGCCACCACCGAGCGAAAGCGCAGTCGGAGCGGCTATCACAGGTGGAACCATCACCTGCGGTTGGTCAGTTACGGCCTCACGGACACTTTGGACTAAATCTCCGACTAGCAAAATTACCTCCAAAAGAAAAAGGGCCTTGGGACTTTTTGTAGCCCCAAAGCCCCCCGAGGAGAGTTGCTTGCCAAACTCCGTTTACGGCGCTGCCGAAATTTCGCAATCTGCCGAGAACGACGCCGACGTACCCGTTACTGCGAACGTGAAGGTAAAGAACGTCGCGCCGCCGAAAATCAGCGTACCCGACGAGCCGCCGCTTGAAGACGAGGCAGTGTCGAGCAGGAAGTCGCCCATCACGTCGATATACGCCGTAGAGGTAATCGTGATGCCCGCAGTAGGTACAAAGTTGTCGAGCGTAACCGTGTTCGTGCCATCTCCCGCCGTAAGCGTTACCGACGTGATTGCAGGCGTGGTGCCACCGGGGTTGTAAATCTTACAGCGCCATAGACCTCTTGCGACGGCGGGCGAAATTGAACCCGTCAAAGGTACGCGCACCGTCAACGCGGCGGCAGACACCGCTTGAGCGAGCGACTGGATAAGCTGAAAACCTTCGCCTGAATATGTTGCTACGGAATTTACGATAGCCATTGTCGCTCTCCCTTACTCCATTGATACCTTGTCGTGTCCCACTGGTTCACGATGAAGTCTTTGCAATTCTTCCCGATGAGAAGTGCGAGTTTCAAAATCTTCGTCGCTGACTCGCTCTCCTCTGTTCCCCTTGGTCTTCTGAAACTCTATTCCTATCAACGCTTGCTCTTTCTTGATAATGAAATAAGGCAAGCAGGCGGAAAGAATTTCTGAGGCATTTTGTGCGGTAACATGCCAGTGGAAAACATTCAATCTCCGCTTGCCACCGACTGTAATCATTTTCGCGTGACCGCCGAATTTTTCTCGACACCAGAGAGGGAGTCTAGCGTCCGTATTCGACACCGTAAGATGTAGGGCGTGGTAGATACCACGGCGACTGTAATCTCTCTTTGAGAGACTGATGCAGATAGACCCTTCCGAGTCTATGTACGCTGCCAGTCTTGCTAGGTCGAGTTCGCTTGCTTCTTTCATGTTCTCCTCCGTGCTTTATTTTAGCACGGTAACGGCGTTAGTTTTGGTTCACAATTTTCGCGCCCATGCGTGGCGAAAGATTTGCTAGCTGCCATGTAAGATAAACGTTTGAAACCAAAACTCTTTGGTTGCTCGGTTTCACCCAGGGATCGATGACAAAGTAATCGGCTTCGTGGAAAACCGGGAACATGTATTTCGAGTTCATGATGTACGACACGTTCGCCAAGCAGTTGCGGTCGGCCAAGACCACGCAGTTGTTGAACAGGAAGTGGTAGCGGAAACCCTGCTGGAGCGCTTCTTTGTCTTGAATGTTGTCAACGAAACGAGTGGTCGCTTGAAACGCCTGCTTGAAGTTCGCGTAGCGCGTGTTGTCCATCACCATCAAGTCAGGTTCGTCGTAACCGAATACCGTTGACCAGTAGGCAGCGTCTGCGTTCGCAATCGAGAGAGCCGCGTTACCGGCAGAGGCGTTCGCTTGAGGCTGCCAGAACGTGTTGCCAGCGGTAGAGCGATTGATACCCGCAATCGTGTTCGTCGTCTGACCTATCCACTGGTCGATATTGTCGATGTCGAGAGAAGTGTTCTGAGGAGCGCTGCCGTAGAGAGCGCGAGCTAACTTCTGCATGAACGAGCCGGCAGCCGTCTGGAATTTCTGGCGCACGATGTCCACGCCAGCGTAGCCACCGCGACCGAGAATGATGTCAGTGTAGGGAATAACTACGGCTTCGTAGTAGAACCGCCACTGTTGCTCGGCAGGCTGCACCACGTCTTGGAGAGCGGTGTTAAGCAACTGAGCGCCGTAGTACGCGCCTCCCGTCGTCTCTTCCTGAAAGAACTCAGGATAGACTAACGCGCCTCCCGCCATCTTCTTGCCTCTGCGGACAAGCGCCCACATCGTAGGACACGGCAAAAGAACTTGATCGCCAACGCATTTTGTTACTGTGCCTTCCAGCACAGAAGTGGTCATTTCTGCCACTTTCTTCCAGTTCTAATTTCTGGAAGTTCGGACTATCGCACCATCCCAGAGGGATGTTCTCTCGCTTAGTCTCTCACGGTGGTCATTGCTGGCCTTCCGCCCTGTTTGCATCTCAGCATCCAAGTCAATCAGAGAGAATTTTCATCCCGGCATTGCTGCCGAGAGCCGCCGTTTAGTTGACGGGCGCGATGTACTTTTGCACTATTGCCTGTACGGTGTTGACGAGTTGCGCTGGAGGCGTAGCAATTCCTGTGCCTACGACGCTAGCCATATAGTATTTCTCCCTTGCTTGCGATATACTCTTTGCATGTGAACCAAAGAGCACTACGAAAAAAACAAAGCCATGATTCTCGCTCGACAAAAGGAATACTATGAGCGAAATAAGGAGCGCATTCTCGAACGGCAGCGCGAATATGTCGCCACGCACAAAGAGCAGCACGCCGCAACTTGTAAGCGGTGGGCGCAGAAAAACAAGAAACGCATGGACGCCTACTATGCTCAGTGGCGGAAGGACAATCCAGAGAAATGCTCAAAGAAGAACCGTGATTACAAAGAGAAGATGCGTCTCCAATCTCGTAGGTTAGAGACGCCATCAGTCCAACGTCGTTAACGCCATGACCTAGACAAACTTCAGTCACAACTTCATGGATGGTCGTAGCCTTCACGTTCCACCTTCCGAGATATACTGCTTAATCGTTTCCACTAGTGCCGCTACAACGTCCTGATTCCCTGCAAGCCCTAGGTCCGATAAAACTCTTTCCAGAAATTCTTTTAGTGCTGGCGTTGAACCATTGGCGTAAAGGTCTGGATACATTTTCGCCAAAGTGGGCACCGAAAATCCCCTTACTGCACTAACCCATCAAGCGACGGAATGTCAGGGTCGTTCGCAATCACATCCGAAGTCAATTCATCCAACTTCTTGATTGGTCCTTCGCCGCTCTTGCGTGTCTGGAACTTGCCACCGGGTTTCGGGATGTTGGCCGCGTGATTGGCCTTCTCCCATTCTTTCTTCGCAGCGGCCACCTTCTCAGCGGCAAAGGCTTCCATGCGGGTAGGTTCGGTAGCTTCCTTCATCCACTTGCTCAGAGTTGGAAGGCCCAAGTCGTCTACGTCCTTGCGAGCGAGGACTTGCTGCACAACTTCCTCGAACTTCGCTTCCTTTGGTCTGGATTTCTCTGACTCGGCCCACTCGCGGCGTAGGCGTTCGGCGGCATATGTAGCCTGAGAGAGTTCGAGAGACTTGCCTAGCTTCCCGGCAAGCTCAAATGCCTGATTCGCTTTTGCCTCCAGCGCATCGAAGACCGGCACAATTTCGTCGTACAGGGGATTCTTCTTCCAGTCGGAACCCTTCGATTTCTTATCGTCATCCTTCGGCGTGTTCGCGTTCATCGCGTCTTGCGCGGACTTAAGCGCATCGAAAATCTGCTTCGCTTCGAGAGCGGTCTTTTCGGCTTCCTTGCGAGCGCTTGTCGCTGCTTGCCGTTCCGTCTCAACGCCGTTCCTGAATCCGCGAACATCGGACAGTTTGAACTTTGTCCCGTCCGCTAGGGCCAATTCCAGATTATCGTCCGAAGCCGCATCACTGATAAGTTCCGCTAAAGTCTTTCCCATATTCTCTCCTCTACATTCCCGTCCCAGCGCCTTGCGTTACATTTGGCGCTCCCAATCCGCCTGTCGGGGGTTGCGGTTGGGGTATTGCCGAGTTCTTTATGCCACCGCCTACTGCGTTCATCGTTGCTTGAGCCTTCTGCAACTCATTAATGGCCGTGTCGAGTCCCTTCAGTACCGAAGCGATTGCCCTTGAAGCTGCTGGAGCACGAAAAGCCAACATCGGAATTAAGTTGTTCACGATGTCTTTCTTCATGCTGTTGACGAGCTTCATCGCGTATTCAGGGTCCGCACCTTGCAATTCTCGTACTGCTGGCCCTAGAGATTCAGAAGCACCAGGAGTTCCCGTAGCTCCGCCAGCCGCACCTCCACCCGCTTGTGACTTCAACATTTGAAGTATGAGATTGGGGTTTCCTCCGGCACTCATTGGACCACCCCATGTTTAAGTTGAGAAAGATTGACCTGCATTACTCGCCGTTGTTCCATCACCCCAGCACCTAGGGGGTTATTCTTGTGGTTCAGTTTTCCATTGGAAAAGAAGGTTCTGCGGAAAGAAAATACGATGTCGGCTTGTTCTTTCTTGATGGTGAAATAGGGATAGCAGAATTTGAGGATTTCTTCGGCCTGATTAGCCGAGGCTCTCCAGTTATAACACTGCCGGTGCTTGTCGCTCCTACGAATCACCATGCAGACAGTCCCTACTCCAAAGGTGTTTTTGCACCACTCTATCAAACGGACATCGCAGTTGCTTATCGTCAGCATCAAAGAAAAGTTGGCCTTCCCCTTTGCGGACAATATCGAAATGCAGCCTTCACTGTCGATGTAGGCCGCCATTTTGGCGCAATCAATCTCCGATGGTTTGATAGCGTGTTTCAATTACTTGCCCTTCGGCGGAGAGCCGCCCTTGCGACTGCCACCCTTGAAATTTCCGTGCGTGATACCGAGCGGGTCGGGAGGGTCGATTTCGGAAGGTACGTTACTCGTGTCCGGGTCATTCCCGGTACGGTTGCCTTCCTCGTTCAACGGCGTAATCAGCAAATCAAACCCGCCACCCTTCAATTTTTCCGGCATGTTCGTTCTCCTCTTTCTCGAAAATCCAGGGGGAGAAAGTCTCCCCCTGCCAGCCCCCTAAACTTCTTGGTTACTTCCGTTTCCCGCCGCGGCGGTGCTTCCGGCCTCTGCGTGCCATAGTGCGCTCCTTTCTGCCGGTACCCCGATTTCTCGGAGGATCGCAAACACCGGCCAAACAAAACTCTTATCGACCGCCCTTGCGCCGCCCTTTGCGCGTCGAGGTGTCGCGGTCTTTGCGGTGACGAAGCCCGCCCTTTGTCGAAGTTTTTCCCATACCCCTGCCCTTCATGCGGCCTCCTGAGCTTCAACGATTTCCTGCGGCAGAGGATTTCGTGCGTCTCCGCAGCGCCGGATGGTGGCCGCACCCATGCGGAACAGGTAGGCCAAAAAATCTTTTTCCTTCGGATATTTCTCTCGAATCGACTTGTGCGCGAAAAAAGGAACGGAAGGAACTTCGTTCACGGCCACCTGAGCAAGGTAATACTCACCGTGATTAATCGAATCGAGTTCTATGAGGGTGTTTCGCTCCACGATTCGGAGTGTGGAGTGCTAAGTCTTACGCTGTCAATCAAAAGCAGATTTTAGGGAAAAGATAATTTCCCTTTTACATGAGGTTATTGACCTGATTTTCGGGTAGAGCGACCCACCATCTATTCGATTTATCTTGGTAAACGGGTATCCCCTTCTTCGCAAAGAAGCCTCTCTCGCAGAGTTGGCGGATTCTTCTTTGCGAACGTCCGTAGAGTTTTGCGACGAAAGGAACTGACCGCCAGTGATAGTGAACAGGATAGGCGAAATGAGGAAATATCGTTGTATGCGTCTCAGTGTCCATACATTCTTTTATAAACTCTGTTAAGTTCCGAAAACGCTTCTGGTAGGGTATAAAAGCATGAAATTATTTGGCGGCCAAACCCCAGAAAATTGACATCTGTGTACGAAGCCCACCAGAATCCCATCTCTTTGTTCCAGTGCAATTTGTATCTCATCTCTTGATTCCCTTCGCCAGCGCTGCGAGCTTCATTTCAGTTTCCACAGCTTCCGCTATCTCATCCGCATCGGGAATATCCAACATGGAAAGGGCGTTCTTCACGTCAATCATTCCAGCCTTCTTTAGTTCGATGACCATGTTTCTAAGAGCGGATTCAGAAAGCGGCCTGATTGTTCCAGATGGTATCTGTATTTCGTAATCCACATCTTTATCGAGAGGAGTCCACTTCGATACCTTTTCACCTTTGCGGAACGCAATCTCTTCGGTATAAGAAATTCCCATCGTGTAGAAAAGTAGTTCGACAACCTTTTGCATAGAATAGGAAAAGAACCGAGCAGTAAGGCGAGTACCAGCGGAAGACTGAGCGACAGCCGCCTCGAACAAATCCGGCCCTACGTTTCCCGGAGCCATATTCCCGCTTCGCGCATCGGTCGCCCCACGGAGTTCCTTCTGCAAGGCGAGATATTGCTGCGGAAGCGTAATCATTTGCGGCGGGAATGGCGGCGGATAAAGAATCTGCACGCCTTGTCCCGGTGGAGAGTTGGCAGCAACCACCTGTATTTCTCCCGGCATCCCGCCGACCGTGTTTGCAGTGAGTCCGGTAGACTCGTGAATAATCATCATGCCGTTGTTCAGCCGTCTTGCATTCTCATACGTGTTCGTCATTTGCTGTTCGGCGGCATCCTGCAAAGATTTCGTGTACTTCATAGGAGCGGGACACCACACGTTGTCCCACGGAGGTAGCGCCCACACGGGAACTATCGGCCAGATGTCAGGTATCGGACACCAACTCGGCCCGTCAGAAACAACTATGCCTTCGACTTCGACAATCATCCTTCCCTGTGGATACATCGGAAGAGAATCAGGAACAGGAAGATTCTTGTCCGCGAACTTGGCCTTTTCCGCGTCCGTAACTTTTCGTTTCGTTACGTCAATGAAGTAGCCTGTTCGCCTCTTCATCAAACCGCTAGTCGTCGTTTCCGCTCCGCCAGTCGGCAATCCTCTTACTGTCATAGACATTGGACCGGGTGGAAGTTCAAGCGTTCCTGCGGGACTACCGGCGAGATTTACGCTGCGGGCAGTTTCCTTTCGGATATTCTCGGCATGGTCGGGAGTCTCTTTCATCACCCTATCCATGTAAACGTCGTCCTCGATGATGAGCCACGACCAGTCTTCCGACCACGGACTTATCGGGTCCACGTAGACCTTGCCCTGCTTTCGAGCGCGAAGCCACACTCTACCCTTTCCTTGACGTGCAAGTGGGTCATTACCACCTTGCAAGAAGGATGTCCCTGAAAACTGCGCGTAGACTTGCGCCATCAGGGTTTGCAGCCCGAAGAAATCCTTATTCCAATGCTCTTGGAACGCCTTTTCTCGTTCCTTGTCCTGTTCGTCTTTCTTCTGGATGTAGACGCGGATATTCGAGTCGGTCGCTTCTTCTGCTTCCTTCAAAAGTAGAATCTGGAGTTGCGGAGCGAGGATGCGAGGTCTATAAGACGGCATCTTTCTTGTCGTCTCGAATAGGTTATAAAACTCTTGAACTGTTTGGTCGTGATTCGGGCCGTAGACTTCTTTCTTGGAATCCTCGGACTGACGGATTAATTCTTCCATCTGGCGAACACGCAAGTCTTTAGAGGATGCGTCGTTATCGGTTTTCGGTGAGCCTGAACCTGGCTGAGTGTAGAAGTTCGTGAAGGCTCCCATTAGGATTGGCCTCGATGCCAGTTGGTTCTAAAGATTTCTCCACGACAGTTGCAGATGAAACTACGAGTAGTTATGACGCCCTTGATTACGATGTCCGAAGCGATGGTCATCGGCTTCATGCAGTAGCGACACACGATTGTCTTTGGCGCTTCTTTTGGTTCCATCAGTGTACCGCGTCATTCAGGAAGTTTCTCACAGCATCGAGTGGACTTCCGCCTTCACCGGGATTCTTGCCGCGCTGGTTCTCGTCAATCTTCATGCTCATCTCGGTAATGTCTTTCGGACTCATCACTTCGCACAAGATACCGAAATTCTCCATGAGCCTTCTGCGGTACATCTTCCACGCATCGGTTACGTTTGTTTCGCTCAACTCATTGAACTCTTGGCCCATACGAGTCAGAACTTGCCTTGCTGTCTCTGTAGCCCGAGCGGATTCGTCTAATTCTGTGTCCTGATTCTCAGAGGCGCTTTCCCTTCCTCCTCCAACCTCGCAAGATTCTGGTTCTGCCTCGACTTCTCTTCTAGGTCCGCTAGTTCCTCGTCCGTTGGAACGTGCGTCCGTTTCGCTGATGCCGTTGCTTCTGTTCTTGCGCGTTCGAGGGGTGCGGTTTGGGGTGGTTGGGTCCAACTATGTGCCTCCGGCTGTACCGCAACGGCTGCTCCGTTGTCTGCGGTAACACGCAGCGAGATTACACCCTTCTTGCGGTTGTAATCAATCACAAGAACACGCGCCTTGTCCATGCCGTCGTAATCCTGTGCCCAAAACTCCACTTCTTTGTTCTTACTTGCTTCGATGAGGCACACCAAAATCCTCAAAATCGTCTGCGGGTCTTTCAGGTTCAAATCATAGCTCGGCATATTCCTCCTCATCCTGCGGGAACGAACTAATCTTTCGGTTAATCTTGTCGATGTGACGCTTGGCCATCTCTCGCGGGTCGCCATCGTCAAGAATCGAATCGCCTCGGCCTTTCATCTTCGACCTTACTTCGTCGTCTTCTTCCTTCTCGAAGGACTTGGCTTGATTAAGGGTACGAGGAGGTGCGTACTGCCGCATTGCAAGGTTTGCGAGCATCGCACCGAAAAGTATATCGTCATGTCCCTTTTTGACATCCACTCTCCCGGTTTCTTTACGGGTACACATCCGTATTTGCGCTGCCAACTGCTCGTCTCTAAGAGTGACGCCATATTCTCCATGTGTTCCTGCGCCTTCGCGCAATGCCGCTCTCATCGATTCGAATAAAACTGTTCTCATGTGCTGTGTCGTCTCGAACCATACCGCGTTCTTTCCTGAAGCCCACGAACCTATTTTGTCGTCTTTGCCTTTCCAGCGGTATAAAGTCGGGTATTTGAGGATGTCTCTGACAACATAGAGTGTATTGTACCCATAACCTCCAGTGAGTTCTCCGTTAAGCATAGCCCGATTGTAGTGTCTACCGAGCGAGTTGAGGTAACAACCGTGAACTTCAGGAACGACGTGCCCTGCATATCGAAAGACTTGATGCCCTGTGTTGCCATCAAAGCCAACATTCGCCGCAAAATCGCGTCCATCTTTTTCGTCATCCCCGCGAGCTGCGTCAGCGCCGATATAGTAGTAGTGTCCTGGAATTGGGTCTTCCCAGATGCAAAAGTCACCTTTGCTATGTTCGCGCAATTTAAGCGAACCATCTTCGGTGTGGTCGATGAATCCTTGCCATTTTGGTTTCGTGACATTTGCCGCTGCCCATTGCCTTTCTACTTCCTCGAATGCCGGGAATCCTGACGTAATGAAACTCTCTTCCCAGTTGCAAGGAAATTCCTGGTGAAACATTTCGACTAATCCGCCGCACTCTGGAGACGCTATCTTGAGCCTTCGCCAAGCGAGTTGCGCCTTAGTGAGTCCCGCCTTTAAGAGTTCCTTTTCTTCCTTGTCGCGTGGCGCATCTTTAGCAATCGCAGCATCAGCCACACACGCAGGGTCATCCGTCCAAGAAAGAAATACTGCTTCGTATTCAGACCTGTTCTCGATGGCATCGAGCCACATTTCGTAGAACGTAGCTCCGTCTCCGTCCATGCCGTTCGGCGTAGACTCGATGATGATGATTGTGTCCTTGTGATTCGAGACGGCGGGAATAATGGAGGTGTACGGCTCGGCAGACTTTAAGTGAGCCGCTTCCGAGAGATGCAAGGCGGATAGCGTAAAGCCCCGGCCCGAGGTGTCCTTGCCCGCAGTGATGATTTGGAGCAAAGAATCCCCTGTTGGGTGAGGAAACGTGATTTCTCTTTCAACGTCGCGGAGGTTGAGGAAGTACGCTTGCTTGGCGAAGTCTTTGGGGATAGAGAAAAGGGCTTTGGAACTCTTAAATTCGTGAGCCGCAATAAGGGCATGGGCAGAAGGAAGCCAGCAACAATGAGCGAATAGTAATCCTTCGGTCCACGACGAGACGCCGACACGTCGCGCTTTATCAACAAGGATTCTAATGGGCTGCTTTTTCTCTTGCTGCTTTTGCGCGACTTCATGTATCTTCCTTTGGTTGACGTTTAGCTTGAACGGTATTTTCTTATGGCTGTCTCTATCTCGGATTCGGAAGCGTTCCAAGAAATCGACCGCAGCATTCAGATTCATTTATGTCTCCGGTTAATGGCTCCGTGACAGAATGAACATAGGAAGATTACTTCCAGCGGTTTGGAATAATCCGGGTGGTGCGCCTGTAATCTCGAACGGCCATCTATTCTAGGTTCTGGAACTATTCCGCATTCTTGACAATTCTTAGGACGGACCAATTTTCCGGTTCTTAGAGCATAGGCTACAGCTTGGTGCGCTCGCTCTGTCTCAGGCCTCTTCTTTTTGTACTCATAGATTCTTTCTCGCTCCTTTTCAGCTATTTCCGGGTTAGATGTATACTTCCGCTTAATCTCCACTCTTTTCTTTTGAAACTCTTCTTCATTTCTAACGCGGAGGTAGTAATCAAGGTCTTGTGCTGCTTTCTTTGCCTTGTACTTAGCGGTGTGCTTGTTCCGCTCTTTCCACGCACGCGATGTCTCAAGAATCCGCAAGTATCGCGGGTCATCGTGAGAAGAGTACCGCTCGCGCTTTGGCTTCGCGTCCACTACGCCCTCCTATTTTCCTTGCCGTGAGCGTCAGGAGCCTCACCTACTTGCGAGCGAATAAATTCTTGGTCACAGAGTGAGGAACAAAAATATAAACAGTGGAATATCTCCGGGTTTTTCAAATCCTTGAAGTCCTTCTTCGCAATCCACTTCGGTAGCCCGTTTGGTTTGAGTCCGGTCAAGTCCTTCCCGCAATTCGGCCCGGAACACTTGATTTTAGTTCCTGCGTTAATTCGTTCATTGAGTACGGCTCCAGCTTCGGCACAGACGATTCGGAGGTCTTCGAGGTAGCGTAAGGCTCTCTCGACATCGAGCTTATGGAATGGAAGCATCCACATCTCTTTTTCTTTCTGTACGGACTCCCAGCGACTCATCACGGCATCGTGGCGAATCTGTGAGATATGCGCTTTACCAGCAATAACTTCGGCTCTTACTTCACTTCGGAGACGCCTAACGTACACTCCGCGAGGCATTAGTTTTCCTCCCCTAACTCTTCTGGTTTATCTTCCCAATGCCTATATCCTCTCGACCGCTGGCTGTCATAGATGGCGATTTCAGGATGGAGTTGACCACGCATCTCTATCTCAGGATATAGAAAGTCAATTTTCCAAGAGTGGTACCTTACCGGCCAGCGTTTAAGAATGAATTTGGGGAACCAGCGTTCCCGGAACGCCTGCACCCAGTTAAGCGGATACTTGATTTCCTTAACGTTCTCACCGGCAACAATCGTCGTCAGTTGCATCACAGCTAGTTCCATAGTGTTCGGAAGATGACCACTGACTTTTGAGTTGAGTAAATACTTTTTATCAATGGTGGAGGTTACATAGAAATGCCGCCACGTGAGTTCAATAGCCGTAGCGACGTTTTGGCCATCGGTTGGCATCAGTTTTCTCCTTTTTTTGGGATTTGATAACTCATTAGTTCTTCGCTCTTATGGCAGAGCAGGCAGCGGTAAATTAGGAGGCCCTGTTCAGGATAGTAGGAAAGTTCGTAGCGATTTTCCTTATAGTGGAAGCGGCATCTAACGACCTGCTTCTGCGTGATTCGTCCTTTGACGATATTATTGCCTTCTAGCAAGTGCTCCTCCTCCTCCAAATCCTGCGAGCACTGACATGGTATAGTCCACAACCGTCTGCTGCTGGGAAGGATTGAAGTTAATTCCGAATCTTTTTAGCCTAGTACCTAGCTCTTCCACCTCTTCTCTTACGACGTTAGATACCGCATCTCCCGCTACCATTGCTTCTTCCTCTGGAGAAGATAACTGGTCAACTTCTGGTGGCGGGGTCGGGATGTGGGCTACTTTGACGAGTTCACGAGGACGGTCAGCGCCGGGGGTGATTCCGAATTGCTCCGCGAGTTTAGCGTTGTGCTTTAATTCTGGGTGGCCTCGGCGTTCTGTTTGCGGCTCGACTGGTTTGCGTGAACTCATGTAAATATCTTCTTTCTACGCTCCCACCGTTGCTGCATCTCGATTGCTTGCTGGCGTCTTTTTGCGGCGTTCTCGAAGTTGCTCTTGTCCCTGATGTTGTCCTTCGACACTGCTTGGATGCACCTGCAAGTCTCGCAACGGAATATCCAAGTTTCCTCGTTCTCGTTCACCAAGCGAACGTCTGAGTTCTTGCATGTACCGTCCACCGCATTCCGGCAGCGGGGAATCTGTGCGGCCATTTTGTAATGCCTCCCATTTCATTCGCATGAGCCTTGGAACATCCCAGCGACGATACTGCCCTTTCGAGCAACCGTACCAGATTCTACGGTACTTCTTGAAGGAAGGCGGTCGGGATGGCGTGTACTTCGTCATGACTAACCTGTGAGGTTTGAGTCTCGTCTTCGTTCCCATCGTCAAGTCGCTCATGTAGCGGTCATAGGCTTTGTGGATAACCGACCAGATAAACTCACGCTCTTTCCTTACGGTTAGGTTTTTCATCTGGCCGTTGCCCTTGCCGAAGAGAAGCCAACGCGCCAGTAACCGTTCTTCTTTTTCTTCTTGGAGTTTACGCTTCTCCCTGGCTCGCATCTTGAGAGCTAGTTTGCGTTCGGGGGTAAGTTTCCTTCGCACAGAGGGAGTGTAGGTTTGAATATGGGAAATTGTCAAGCGGCGTTATTTGTCTTGTAACATCGTTTGGGTGGTGGTACGCTTCTCGCGGAGGCAAAGATGACCGTCACCGAAGAAGAACGGAAACAAATCGAAGCTAAGTTGTTGGCCAAGCAGAAACTTGAACTCTCGATTCGTATGGCTAAACTCGGTCGCTCTCGCTCCCCGAAGAAGCGTAGAGCAGTGCTAAAGAACATCAAGAAGGCTCAGGCTGCGAAGCGCGGGAAGTTATTGCCGAGGGTCAAATGAATATCCTTCTCAAGTTGATTCCCAACAAAATATGCCTCGGGTGCGCGTGCCACGGATATGTGGATGAAAAGACTTACCTATGCTGCGCGTGCTATGGGATAAAGATTGCTGTCGAGGAACGTAAGCGAAAACTATCGGCCACTATGCGAGCCATCTTCGCACCTCAACTGTTCAATGGGCATGTTCAGCAGATGAAAGAGAAAATCCGGCGTCAGATGGAAGAGTTCAGGACCAAAAGCGCGTCGGCATGAGTTCCAAGCGAATCCGGCTCGTTCTGGATAACGCGGTAATCAGAAAGTTTCACGTGGAACAATTCGTCAAAGTAGCTTTGCGGTAGTCCCTTACCATCCGGTGAAACCATGTTGTCGTGGAACTCGATATTGATTTGACCTGCACACTTTCCCGGCCAGTTCTCCAGAATAGCGAACTCGCATCCTTCGCAATCGAACTTCATCAAATCGAAGTACGGCCAGTGGTAGAGTATTTCGTCCATTCCGATTACCGGAACTTCCACTAATCCATCCTGGTAAACGGTACTAACGATGCTACTGCAATCGTTCATGCTCAACCACGCCCCTTCATGAGCGCCGTGCATCAAGGCAAAATTCATAAAGGTAATTCGCATGTCGTCTAGAGCTTCGATGTCAGGGCCGGGGTCAAAAGCTATAATTTGAGCCTTCGGCCTAAGGGCCAATATCTCCTCACAGAAGTTGAACCTACGGCAACCTACGTCTAGGACTAGCGGAGACTCAGGAAGTAGGTCCACGTCGATGGTATGCTCGGCTACTAATCGTTGCAGGTTCATTTGTCCCATCCATCTGGATAATTAGGCGGTCGGTATTTCCCGGCTCGTCCAACATGGAAAAATTCACAGAACTCGCATTTATACCCTGAAAAATATCTTCTCTCGGTTGGATGTTTCATCTGCATCAATACTGCTGCTCTTCTAGCGTTTCGAAGCGTGGAATACTTAGATTTTTTCAGACATGACCGATAATACTGAAAAATCTTTCCCTTCGTCATAACCCAATCATTCTCCTCGTCCACTCTAACTTTCTTGCGTGGTAGTCCTCGGATTGTTCTTTCGTAAAATTCCAATAAGTTCCCATGTTCGTACACCATCTTGAACCAGAATAGTAGTGAAGAATCTTCTTATCGCCAAGATGGAAGAACGAGTAGCGCGATGGATGGAAGTCCAAACTAGCGTCGTCATGGCAACCGGACTGGCCGACTTCTAAGAGTTTGATTTCGGGATGTTCCTTAAGCCAGTAGTGCGTCCGTCCTCCGGTATCAGTCCAGATACCTTCGACTACGTTCGGCCACCAGTCGAGAGACGTGAGGTCGGGGAGTTTGGGCAGGTCGGCTAGCATGAACGCTTCCCAGAGATAGTTGATGGTAGAGTGCCGACTCTTTAGGTCGTGCTCGCCTTGTGCCCCTGTGCCAATCTGTAGCCCATCCCTGCGAGGAGCCTGACCAGTTTCCTTGTGGGATAGTGGAGCGCATAGCGAATAATCCACCAGGTAATCGCTCAACCGTATTGGTTCGATCAAGAACACGTCGCTGTGACAGAAGCATATTTGCTCCTGCTGTAAGGGAAAGTATCGCGTCCATATCCACTGAAGCATGTAGTTGAACGTGTCCCCGCCGATGCCTCTAATAAATCTACCATCTGAATTGAATAGGCTTTCGCCGGGAGCGAGTGAGAGGCGGTACTGTTCGATTTCCCTATCTCTGGGAATTTCGATTACTTGAATGCCGAGCGAGCGGCAGACTTCGTTTACCTGCGCTGACTTATCAGGAGTCTTCGTGATGGACTGGTCGCAGTTGAAGACAAAGAACTCGAATGGTTCGTGAAGGTATTTCTCGAACGAACGGTACTGCAATTCGACAAACTCCGGGCTACAGTCGTTGGCGGTAAATACTTTCACACTCGCCTCGCAAAGATGTCCCCGTAGATGTCTTTGTCGAGTATTTGCCAGAAGAGTTCCGTCTTGTCCATCCAGACCGGAGAAGCGAGTTCCGTACTGTCGCCAACATCGTAGTTAAACTCGTAGTTTCCTAGAGTCAGAAGATAGTCGATAACTCGTTCGGTCCAGTCCATGTGGAGGAGCGAGTGAAACTCAAAAGAGAGTGCCTTGACGGGTTTCGTTAGTCCTTTTATGACTTCTTGTTCCCATCCTTCGACATCAATTTTAATGAAGTCAGGCTCTCCAAATCCTTCGATGAAGGTATCGAGCGTAGCCATAACCACAAGTTGCCTCCCGCTCCAATCGGAAGAACGAAGATTCCATTCGGGATGCTGCTCCACGGAAGCAATCCATTCATCGGACATCGAAGATAGAGCGCTATCCATCGGAGTACCATTGGGCCACTGAGATTTGTGGATAAATAGTGTTCCTATTCCGTTCTTCGCTCCCAGTGCCGATTCAACGACAGTAACCCGATTATCTCCCTCGTATTTCTTCCTTAAACGGTCACAGTATTCTCGGACTGGTTCGATAGACACCACTTTCGCGCATCCGAGTTCCAGAAACATATCGGTGCGGGAGCCTCCATAGGCTCCCACATCGAACGCGAGACTTCCTTCCTTTAGGAACTGGCTATAGGTGGTAGTCATTTGGAGGTGGACAGTCGTGAAGAAGTCCGCATTGCGTGGCTTTGGTTACATCTAGCACGACGTTCTTGGCGTCTCCGTGTCGATGAGGCTCATAGACGATGGGAACTTTACGTTCACGAGAAAACTGTTCGGCAACCTGTTTGAGTAGCTGGCCTTCGCCCCTTGCAATGTTGTAGGTGCCGACTACTTTCTTATCGAGCGAGGCTTCGACCAAAGCCCAGCATACGGAAGCAATATGGATGAAGTCTCTGACCTGCTCTCCACCGTAGACCACGATGGGATCGTCCTTCATGAAGTGTGGAATGGATAGCCACTCTTCGCGGGGCGAGTAGTCGCCACCAAAGACATTTCCCAATCTACAGATGACGTGATTCGGCTGTAGCTTGCGAATGATGCCCTCGGCAACATACTTGGATTGCGCGTAGGGAGAAAGGCAATCCATCCACTTCGCTTCTTCCTCTTTCATCGGGTGAGAGCAGTTTCCGTAGATGGCCCCAGTAGAGGTGAAGATGAGTTTTCCTATTTTGTTCTTCGTTAGGAAGGGAATCAGGTTGAAGGCGTTAACTTCCATCATCTCGTCGGCGCGAGCGAACGAGTCCATGATGGTCGAGATAGCGCCGAGGTGGAATACCACGTCGAAGGAATCATTCTCGATGAGGGCGTAGTCCTGTGCCCGATGATTCTTCTTGTCACAGTACCCGATATCGTCCCCAGAGTAGGCGTGGCGCACGTATTCCTGTAATCGAGTTCCGATGTAGCCTTGCGCTCCAGTGATGAGGATTCTCATACGCCTTCTCCATGAATCTTCCAGAGTTCCCAGCAGTAGGGGTAGGCCCAGACTTCGGAATGAGTCTTTGTTAACTTCTCGCGGATAGCGGAACGGCGAGTTTCGGCATTGAGATGATTCGCGTGGAACTGGACAAGTAGCCGGTCTACTCTCCAGATGTTTCCGGTAAATAGTAGGCGGTCGAGGATGTCGTACTCGGAGCCTTCGCAGTTGAGAGCCAGTAAATCCACTAATCCGCATACTGGTCTAACAATTTTGTCGATGTCCGTTATGGCTACGTTTGGCCCTTCGCAGGCTCCCGGCGTGTAGAAGGTTGAGCCTTCTCCCATGACCGCGATATGCGCTTCACCGATACCATCTAAGACCGCGACGTTCTTTACTTGGATATTCGGGCGATTGGAGAACCGCTTTAGCATGTGGTCGTAGAACTCTTTGACTGGTTCGTAGACTTCTACGTAGCACTCATACTTGCGCGCAACGTAGTCTGCCCAGTTACCGAGGTATCCTCCGACTTCAACGACGTGGGCATCGGCTTTCAGGTCGAGACGGTCGTTTAGCCAGTGTTCTCCGGCATCTTTCCAGAAGCGTTCAGCATTCTCTTGCGCGTACTTCGCCAACTCATCTTGGTTCATTGTGTTTCCTTCTTATAGCCTCGGCAGGCGACAATCTTTCCGCGTGGCCGCCACCGTAATAGCCACAGTTTAGGTGCCAAGCGGCGTAATACTCGAAGTTCTTTAGTACAGCTCCTGTGAGTTCACCGTTCTGTATAAATGGTCCGAGTACCTGTCCGACCCAGACATCTTCGGAGTGGTGGTAGTACTCGGTTGTGGCGACCATCTCAGCGGCTTTATGGGACAGAAACATTCCTACGCCACCGGACATATAGGCGTAGAACGGGTCAGCCACCCCACCTTGCGGAGAAGTCCAGCCGGGGTATGGTTTACCCAATTCCTGCCCATGCTCACCGTGGCACAGGTGCCCACCGGAGAAGTCGTACTTCGCAAACTCGCTTTCAAGCATTCGAGAAGGAATCAGGTAAGTGTCGGTGTCACAAGTGTAAGTAAAATCGTATTCGTTCATAACGGCATAGCGGCAGATAGCTTTCGTCTTTGGAGTGAGCGTCCAGTAGTCATCAGGAACAGGAAGAAGCACTTCGTCGGCTTCCATGAGGATTGGACCTTCGCCTCCCATGAAGAAGCGAACGTCTACGCCTTCGGGAAGATTTGCGGCGTAGGTTTCACGGATAGCTTCGTGGCACCCTGTTTGCTGGTCGCGGCGGCAACTCTTGACGGCGAGGAGGAGTTTCACTTTTTATCCACCAGGGTTTTATCGCCAGTTTCCAGAAAGAGCATGTCCTTCTGAACTCTCAGTCTAACGAACAGAGTTAATGCTTCAATGAATCTATCGGCGGTATCTTTCACTACCTTCTCGGCTTGAGCATCAAGTTTTTCCAATTCTTCTCGGGTCATATCTTTATCCACCTTCCGGGGACAATCGTACACTCGGCGTTGACTTTCTCATCGGCGTACCAGCGTTTTGGAGTAATCACAGTTCCGGTATCGTTCTGTAGCCAAGCTCCCCAAAAATGGAACGTCGAATTTGCAATTATCGCCGATTTACATAGCGACATAAGCCAGATGTCCCAAGCCTTTTCGTTGGGGCCGTTCACGTCAACGATTTTAGCCAACGGGCAAAGATTTTCGGTAGCCCACGGAATGTCGTCAGTAAAGACGAAGAAACGAGTGCCGAACGGCATTCTCCATATCGCTTCACGGTAGTAGTCGATGGAAAGAACGCCGTGATAGTTAATGCGTTCAGGCCACAAGTAGTCAGCACGACGAATACCAATAAAACAAGAATTTTCCGCATCTTGAATCTTCCATCGAGCGAACCTTAAGCACTCAGGACTAGGGGGCCATTTGGGATTAGCGAATATCTTTCTAACCAGTGGAGCATCGAAGTACTTCTCATCCTGCCAGTACCCGGCTTCGGCGTTCGGGTCGCGCACAAGTTCGATGTCCAAGTCCCACTGGTCCATTTCGTAGTGGCGAAGCGTATCATTATCGAAGGAAGAGATGTCGAAGGTACGGCAACCTTTCGATAGTCCGTAGGCCACTTGGAACATCTGGTTGCCCATGCCACCTTGGAGCTTGACGCTCAATAGCCCCTCACCAAAGAAGGATTAGTAGCGAACCCATACCCCAAATGAAGATGCTCTAACCCGGCAATAATCCCTTCCTTGTAGCCTCTCAACCTTAAATAGTTGTGTAGTTCGATACACTCTTCGACAAACAGAAACTCCCGAATATCGTCCTTCAAGATTCCCTTCCGCATCCAGAGCGGAGCACCGACGCACGGCACCTCCATAATCTCCACGCCATCCGGTATCTGGTAATTGCCACGTTCCTCCGCAATCACCGACCTAGACGAGCACGCCGCAAACTCAGGGTGATTCTGCATGGCGGTTAGACCCCTGCGAAGCCAATCCTTACCCCACGGCAACACATCGTCGTCCGTGAAGATATAGGGGTCAGTAGTAGCCTGTTCTTCGGCCCATAGGCGAGCCTCCCGGATTCCCCGGTCCACGATAAATTGCGGGTGAGCCTCCGGGTCCATATCCCACCGCTCAAACGTAGCCATCCGAAGTCCCACCCTCATCTTGTTTATATCGCTCATCGTGCGTATGAATACGTCAATCGCCACAGTCCACCCCGTAGTACCGCTTCAACCGCTCTACTTCTACCCCCGGCCAGATTTCACGGACGACTTCCACCCACGATTCACCTGAATCTTCACGATACTCCTCCGAACCTTTCGCCGCACAATCCCGTGCTCGTCCCGAATCGCATTCTGACCGCTTACCCCTTCCCACACTGCCACATGAAGCCGCCGCCTTCTCTGCTGCCGCGAATCCACACCGACCGATTTTGAAGATGATTTCCATGTCGCGTAATCTTTGCCCTTGTTCTCTTTCCGGCTAAATCTACCCATCTCTCCTCAATTCTAGGCGGGGCGCTGTCGTGGGGTGCAGTCCACCCCGCCCTGTGCCGAGGTTTCCCAGTGCTTTGCGTAACCTACCACACACCCTAACGGCGTTACAAGCTAAATCATGGGTACCGGAACTTCAAACCTGTGGATATAACCCCGTTACTACAGGTATAGACTCAGACTACCTATGGGTGTCTAGCTCTAGTGCGCGCTACCCTTTTCCTCCGAGTGGGGGCTCGAGAAAACCAATCAGGGGCCCTCCGCGAGCTTGCCGATTGATTGCCGTTCATGCGCCATTGCACTGTTTACAAGCTGTTGTTCCGTCATCCAAGCGAATGAACTTGTGCGGACAATATTTCCCTTTGCCGGCTGGTTGTTCTTTCTTCTCTTTCCGCTTGGGGATTGGCGTGCGTGTCCTTTCCTTAATGATCGGCTGCACTTTGGGAGCTGATTGGCTTCTCTTTGGCTGCAAGTCAACAATGAACTCTTCCGCTTGCTCTGAGGTAATCTCCGGCTCAGGCGGATAACTTTCAACCTGTTCCGTTGGGACACTCGCTTCATTCCATTTCGTTGACTTACACTTCGCGCACCTCGCCGGTCGCTGCAACGATAACCAAGCGTGATGACAGACTTCACAGAGACAAACATTAAGCGCGTACATTCCCATTAGGACATTCCTCCTCGACTGAATATGTACTAATAGGACAGTGATTGCAACTATTTTGTCCCAATAGAACATTCTGCTTGACAAGTAAATCCCATTGGGATTATATTGTGCGTGAGAGAACAAAAGCGGGCCATCCGCTTTATTCTCTAGGCTTTACTGTACGAGAACAATCCAAGCGTTCTTTACAGCGAAGCAATCCTAATCTTCCCGATAGGAGATAAGCGAATGAGTTCACAATCACTTAAGAATAGTTCAGCATCGCAGTATCCGTTCGAATCGTTTGTTAAATCAGGAACAGGGTATTGGCGCGTGAATCGCGGTTATCCTTACGGTGGAGACTTTTGCCGCACTGAACAGGATACGCGAGTAATTATCCTGTCTGAATACACTCACAACGAGCACAAAGTACAGTTTCCGAACGGCGACATTGGAATTGTTCAGAATCGCTATTTTGTGGCGATTGGGAATAGTCTAGGCCAATCTGACAAACCCGCTCATTTCGCGCTTGTTCTTCTCTGAGAGTCTTCCTCAGACTGATTCGCAAGAGTCAGTCTCATGGGGTGCTTTCCCACAGTGGAGGACACAAACATGACAAAATATCCGCTCACGCAAAGAAAGCTAGTTAAAGGCTGTCAGCGCGGTAGCTGCTCGAACTGCACGCTGTATTCTTGGCTCTGCTCAGAAGTACGCGCCAATTACAAGACAGTCGCTCAGTTTTGCGACGATTGCGACCGAAAGGTGTTCGTCGACGAGATACTGCGCAAGCAACTGATAATCCATGAGTTTGTGCCATCCTGCAATGGCTGCGCGTGCTATTGGGTGGCCGAGTTTGGCGGCAGCCTGAGTGCTTATGAGAAATGGGTAGAGCATTTTATACACGCCTTTAGACCGAGCAATTGGGCAAGTAAGGGCGAAGAGGCTGACGAAAAAGTGCGCAAGGAATTCCATGACCGTGAAGAGGGAGAGCGCTGGAAGCCGTAGCAAGGTCCAGACGTAACGCGCTGCTAGGTGCCTTTGGGCATCCAGCAAGGCGATACTTCGCCTAACGAGGAACAAGATGGAATACAAAACAATCTCGATCAGCGGCCAGGAACTGGAAGGCAAGGTAGTAGTGATTCGGAAGTCCAGTTTGGCAGCGGCCTACAAGGAGCAGCCACGCCTATTCAAAGCCAATGGAGGTTTTGGTTGCTCACCACACGCAATTGGCAGGGCGGTATTTGGAAAGTTCCTGCACGACGGCGAAGAATGCCGCTGGTACCGTGGAGACATGATTGATGCGAAGGTTAAACTCGATACGCAATTTGGACAGAACTATCTTATCGCTGATTGTCGGATGGTGGCAAATGATTAAGTACAGCAAAGTCAATAATCAAGAAGGGCTAGAAGCGTGTCCACGCTGCGGCTCAACCGATATTCAGCTGGAACTCCAGAACCGCCTATGTAAGAAGTGTGGCTGCCGGACAATAAAAGAAGATTTCCAGTGCCATATCGAAGAAGTTCACGATGATGATTGCCCGTGCTTTGGGGACATCGTACAGCATGTCTTAGACTGCGCTAATTGTACTTGTCAGCGCTCGGCCCAACCTCGCGCTCCACGAAAGGATTGACAATGAGAAAACGATTAGCAATAGAGCTTATTAGCCTCGCCGAATGGTTAGCAAGGGAAAAATATCTTGACCGCATTCGATGGTACGGGCGCATTGTGAGAGTCGATAAATATGGGCATCTGATACAAAAATATGAATCCGACCCCGTTGGAGCCGAGCAAGTAATAGCCAGAATTTGGTAAGTAGTAACGCGCTGCTAGGTGCTTCGCAAGAGGCATCCAGCAAGGCGATACTTCGCCTAACGAGGAACAAGATGCAATCCCTTCAAGAGTTCGCTTTCAACCTGTGGCAGGCTGTCGCCATCTTCTTGGGCATTCTCTTCTGGTGCTTCATCGCTGGTGTCGTGTGCTGGCTCCTCTACGGAGTGCTCAAGACCTGGCGCAGATACCTCGAAGACCAGCACGAAGCCTATCTTCTTGATCGCTGGCACGCACGCAACAAGATGATTGAGGCCGCTGTACTCGACCTTGATTCGCCTGACCCATTGCAGAGAATCTTGGCCGAGACGTTCATCGACTCGATTTTACCTTGACAAATCGCTGTTTTTGTTGCAAACGTAGTTACAGACAGGCGAAAGCCTAAGGAGAGAATATGCCGCAAGAGTTCTTCAAGATTTTCAACAGCGATTACACTCCACCGATTCAAGGCGGAAAGGCACACTGGGATGGCTCTGTGCCGTTTGAGTTGCCAACTGTTGATCTGGACGATTCCCATGTTGAATGCGGAGCGGGTTGGAACTTCGTGGACTCCATCGCCACAGGTTTACGAATTGCCGGGATGTGGAAGACTGGAAGGCCATCTATCGTCGCTATCGTTGAACCATCTAAGGACGCGATTCAGCGCTCGGATAAGTGGCGGTCATCTGGATTGCGAATCGTCAACCTAGCTACAGAAGTACGGATTGCACAGGGAATCGAAAAGCTCTCCGAAGCCTTCGGTAAGTTCAAGTCTGAAATGACTTCGGAGCAAATCTCATGGAGGTACGCTCTTGGCAGACCGGAAAATAATCAAGCAGCCGTCGTTCGGGGACTTCAAGACGCGCTCGCGGAGCGCGACCTCCGGTGGTCTATTAAAGAATATAAAACTGCGCGGGATGCGTGGGCTGCGTGGGCTGCGTGGGCTGCGTGGGCTGCGCGGGATGCGTGGGATGCGTGGGCTGCGTGGGATGCGTGGGATGCGTGGGATGCGTGGGATGCGTGGGCTGCGCGGGATGCGCGGGATGCGTGGGCTGCGCGGGATGCGTGGGCTGCGTGGGATGCGCGGGATGCGTGGGATGCGCGGGATGCGTGGGATGCGCGGGCTGCGCGGGATGCGCTCATAGTATTTTACGCCTCCAAACAAGAATGGGTGAAGACACCCGCCCTGAAATACACTACTGGCATTCGCGATGCCTACGCCAATGGATTGGCTATCGCGCTACCGACAGGCAAAGATGAGTTGGGTTATTCGATGAAAGAAGGAGAATAACATGGTGAACACCGAGATTGTATTACAGGTGCCCCAAGAAGGAATCCAGAAAGCAACACAAGAGCTAGGCGACGTGCGCTTGATGCTCGTTGACTACGAACTCGAAGCCAAGCGTATCAAGGTCGAGACGCCCGAGCAGTACGCCGAGGCAGGCGAACTCTTGAAGAGGGTACGAGACGCGAAGAAGAAAGCCGCTTGGGTTATGAATCCGCTCAAGAGCATCACGAAGACGATAGCCGAGAAGTTCCGCACGATGGAGCAAGCCGAGTTGAACCTGGGCGAGCGCATCGAGGGAATACTCGAACCAAAGATGGTGGACTTCAAGAGACGAGAGCGAGAGGCCGCAGCCGCAGAGGAACGGCGAATCAACGAAGAGAAGCGCAGGGAAGCGGCACGGCTGGCCGAGGAACAGCGCAAAAGGGAAGAGGCAGCGGCGGAAGAGAAGCGGAAAGCACGGGAGAAGGAAATTGCCGCACAACTCAAGGCTGGCGAGATTAAAAAGCGCGAAGCCGAGAAGTTGAAGAAAGAAGCCGAGAGACAGGAAGAGTACGAGGTAGACCAAGCCGCAGAGGAAGCGCAGTTTGTGGCCAATGATGTCCAGGAGGTGAAGGTGGAGGCTTCGACTCCCAAAGTGGCTGGGTTACGACAAAGAATCAACTGGACGTTCAAGGTTGTGGACGCCACGAAGATACCCCGTAGCTTCCTAATGCCGGATGAGGCCAGTATTGGCAGGTTCGTGAGGAGTTCGAAGGACAAAGCTCTGGCCGAGAAGACCATTCCTGGCATTGAGGTCTGGTCGGAAGACGCAATCTAGATGTATACCTCGGCACATCTCAGGCTGGCCGACGCCGTAGCAAGATTGACGAGCGACTTCCGACTCGCGCAACGAATCGTCAACGGCGAGCGGTCAGCCATCGAAGAAGGAGAAAGAATCTGTGGAACACATAAACGTAAAATCGAGCAATATCAAGAGTTTGGCGTACGACCCCGCAACGGAGACGCTAGAGGTTTGTTTCCTACCGAAGAAGGAAGGCGAACCGCCTAAGTACTATCAGTACGCGAACGTGCCGTATGACCGCTACAAGGCATTCCTGAACGCGCCGAGTGTCGGAAGCCACTTCGCAGCTCATGTGCGAGAGAACTACATCTGTCACCGGATAGACCATCCGAAGGAGAAGCAAGATGCCAAAAGCCAAGAAGACACTCAAGAAGGCTGAGAAGCCTCTACCACTCGCCAAGATAGCGCCATTGTCTCTTGCCGAGAGTGTCGAGAAGGTCTTGATCGCTGGCGACCTGTCTCCACTGACTCCGGCAGAGCGCGTGGACTACTACAAGAAGGTATGTATGTCATTGGGACTTAACCCTTTGACGAGTCCATTCATGTACATCCTCTTTCAAGAGCCGGGAATGGGGCCAGCAAAGCTCTCTCTCTACGCCACGAAGAGTTGCGCCGAGCAACTGAGAAAACTACACGGCATCTCTGTGCTCACGCACACCCAGAAGATCGAGAACGATATGTGCTACGTCGAGGTTCAGGTCCAAGACAGAACCGGAAGGACGGATATGTCTATGGGTGTGGTGCCACTCTGGAAGGTGAAGGACGGCAAAAGGATTGACTACACGGGCAAGGACCTGGCCAACGCCTTGATGAAGTGCTCCACGAAGGCTAAAAGGAGAGCGACTCTCTCCATCGCGGGTTTGGCGTTTCTGGACGAGTCGGAGCTCGACACGATGCAGGTGGTGGGTGGGGTGACGCCGGACGGTAGAATCTACCAGTACCGTGACGCGCCACCTGCCGAGCAGCCAGCCCTGAATGAGAATGCAGCCCACGGCCACGCACCAGGTAGCCCACAGGCGCTAATGGCAGAGGCAGCGCTCAAGCGTAGCGAGGAAGAGGACAGAAAGCTCGCGGAATCGCAGAAAGCCTCTGAGAAGGCCTTTAAACTGGGCAGGCAGGTGGGGAAGTCAGTGAGTGCTCCCGAAGAGGCCGCAAACCTCATTCTGTCCATACACCCAGACCTGACGAGGACCAGCGACATCCCAGTAGCCACGGTAGTACAGCCACTCCCAGACCTGCCAGCAGACGCGCAACAAGTTCTGATTGACTGGCACGACAAGGACAACCCTGTAGTGACGGGTGACGCCGACGCTATCGAGGCATTGAAGCCCTTGCTCCACTGGGGTACAGACGAGTTCTGGCATGTGAAGGCGGAAGACGCGGTGAAGATCGGGGAGGCCTGTGCCGCAGCGAAGTACCGCTTTCAGGAAATCCTGCCAGAGACATCTTCGGGCCGCAGCGCCAATAGTCCGAAGGCCGCAGCACGGGAAGGGGGCGGAAAGCCGAAGGCTACCACCGCCCCTGCTGCGGAGCCCATCGTGCTCAAGGGCATCATCGAGCAGACAGCCGAGAAGATGACGAGAGGTGTCGCAGCGAACCCGGAGCGCGGCACGAAGGCGAGGCCATCTGTGCCGTATCTCAGCATCATGGTCAAAGCAGACGGCAAGAGCCAGTGGTACTCCGCGTTCAAGAAAGACTGGTTCGAGCACCTGACTCGCGGCAAGGGCAAGGAAGCCGAACTCTACATCGAGAAGCGCGGCGAGTATTGGAACCTGGTGGGCCTGAAGCGCATCGGAGCGCTGGAGTTCGAGGATAACCTGCCCGTGATTCAGAAGAACCGCGAGGCGGGTAGTCCGGGGTTGTTCCCATGACCGGCGACACAGCAAACCAGTTTGTCTCTGGTTCCAAGAAGCAATGGGAAGCGTTGGTGTGTACCGTCTGGGAGATGGACCGTCGAACGCGCACGGAGTCAGGGAAAGCCCTCGCTGCGGCTGCGGGACTCGGCAAGAGCACCTTACTGCGGAAGATTGAGGCAGTTCATCTGGCCAAGCAATCAGGAATGGCCTACGCGCAAGTAGTGGACATGGGGCAGAGAGCGTGCATGGCCAAGTTCGTCACCGACAAGCGCAACGGACGGCAGGACGAGCAGTGTGTCCTCAAGTGGATGGTGGCACCGGAGATCCGCGACGCCGCGAATCAGAACGCATGGCGAGTTTCGAAGGTACTGGGGTTCACGACAAGCAATCAGTTCTGGCAGTTCTTGAACGCGCAGTTGGAGTTAGCGACAGACGAAGAGTTGCAACATTCAGCGGGGATGCTCAATGCTCAAAAATGAAGTAGACCGCTCTAGGGGGAAGTTCACGCGGATACCGAACTACGTGCGGAGACAAGTGAACAGGACTGCCTGTGAAGTGTGCCACAGAGAATATGGGAGAGCCTACACAGTGGAACAGGGAAAGATTCGTTACCCAAAACAAATTCTTGAACACTTGATTCCTCGCCGGTGGCTCCATGAACACGGGATTTATTCGCATCACCCGCTCGGAATGATAAGTGCCTGTCAGTATTGTCATGCTCCGAAGGCGAAGCTCGAAGATCGACTCTACCAAGGAGACGTGCTTTCCTACCTGCAAGGCTTGAAGAAGTTGAACTATCCAGTCTCTAAAGTGATTCACTTCGCTCTCAGTGTCGGGTTGAAAGAGTTTGGAGGACTTTCGATATGAAAGAACCTGTAGCCATTATTTGTAGATGGGGATACAAGATGGGAGGGAAAGTTGAACTTAGACCTTTGGGCGAAAAGGAAAGAGGCGAAGAACCTGATGGGACGACCGATGAGGATTTGCACACGACACCCGAAACTCGTTTGGCACGACTCCGCAAGTTGTCCATGCTGCGCCATGATTCGGGAGGTTCCTCCTAGTACGCGAGTGAAGGTGTTCAAGAAGGATAAGGTTGACAAGTTCAAGAAGTGGAGGTAAAACGATGAATAGGAATTCCACTGGGGCGGCTGTTGGTAAGATTGTCTTGCCGACCATCGCCAGCACCGCTCCAGACATTCCTAGAATGGTCGGCAACCATCAACCACTATTCCAAGTCTATTTGCTTCACTCTTGGCGCTTCGGCGCGAATGAAGTGGCACGCCCCTTTATGGGGAAGCTGGCTCAGTCTTGCCTCATGGGTGCTCGCAATCCCGGAGCGAGAACTGCTCGTCCAAGTGAGTCTGCCTATGACGATAGGCTCAAGACGACATTCTTGGCAGCATATGCCGGGGCGTCAAATGTTCTCGACTACGACGCCTTGTATGCGAGCATCCTTGAAACAAGACAGAGCGCGGTGTATTCCTCACAACACAGGAAGAAAAATCCCAAGCAACCCGGTGAGTCTGCTCTCAACCCCAGCAGAACAGTGGCCTATTGGGATGGGTGTTGCCAAGCACTAAGCCGCCAGTTCAAAGGAATACTTAGTGATGTTGCGCTGCACGCGGCTAAGAGGGGAAAACCCTAAGGTGAGGGAAGTCGGGGTTGTAAGATAGTTCTTGTAACGGTGTTTGCAAGAGAGTAGGATGAACCGATGAAAAGTCAAGTTGTGATGCTTTATAAACCAGATGGCGGAGTTAAGGAATACGAGAAAGCCGAAGTAGTGTATTTGGAAACGGGAAAGATAATTTTCGACAACTTGAATAACGGCGAACGAATTGAGTCTAATTTGCCGTATGTCATAGCAACAAAGGAGAATTAATGACGAAGAATCCAGCACAGCATTTACCAGCCAAGGCTCCAAAGCGTACAGGACGTGCAGGAGTAAAGCCGCTCGACCCGGTTGAGGACTTCGAGACTCCGCTGAGAGTACCCGAGCCTGAACCACCGACCAGCGAAGAGGTCAAGGAGTTCTTGGATGGTGCAGCGGCGACGAGAGAGAAGCGCAAGGAGAAGGCCAAGAAGCCGCAGGTAGTGAAAGACCCGCAGAAGGGCAAGACCGAGCGGTTGCCGGGGATGGACGACGCAATTCTGGAAGAACTCGAAGACGCTGCCAGAGAATATGCGAATACTCGTGACGACCGGATGAGGCTATTGGAGGCCGAGGTTGAGTTGAAGGCCAGCCTTCTCGACCTGATGAAGAAGAACAAAAAGACTTTCTACAAGAGGGACGGAATCACGATTCAGATTGTTGCGAAGGATGAAACCGTAAAGGTTAAGCTGGTCAAAGAGGAGGACTAAATGGCTACTCAGTTCTACCCAAAGGCTCAAGCAGAACTGGAGTTTCTCGCCATGACCGGAGATATGCTCAAAGAACGCGGGATGAGGAAAGCAGCCAAGAACCACAGAGACGATTTGGTAAAGGCGCAGTATCTCGCCTACGTTCTGGCCGAGCGTGGTGCTCACATCACTATCGAGGACGTTCGCACTGAATGGGCGAAAAGAGGTCTTGAATGGACACTAGGTAACGCAAGCGGAAGCGTGTTTCGAGACATCGGTAGAATTAAGTGGCAACTGATAGGCTATCGGCCAGCGAAGCGCCCTGAAGCTCACGCACGGGTCATTCGCCTGTGGAAACTCAAGACATGAAGACGAGTCCCACATCTAGGAGCCTGAAACATCTACGCAATCAAGGCTATCTTGCCGAGAAGGTAGAACAGCGTCTACCTATTCCCGGTAAGTT